TCAATCAGCTTCCGCCTTAATTCGAACATATGTTTGACCCGGGAAAGCCTTTAAACCGTAACCCCAGAAGTCTCCGTTTAGTCTCGAATAAAATTTAGTTTTAATTGAGTGGTATGGTTCATAGCCTCTAGCTCGACTAATAATTTTCCTTGCTATTGGATAGACAGCTAAGTCAGATATTTGATTCCCGTTCTCGTTATTAACCTTAGGAATAAATTTAAGATCAGTTATGTTAGCTTGAAATTCAGCAGCTGATACATTACCATTACCATTCCTCATTAGCCTACTAAACACCTGATACAGCCTTCTGTTATCCGCATCATCTCTTGACTCCGCGATTAACAGACACTTTGATGGCGAACCTTTAAAGTAGAAAAATAAACGTTCCATAATAAACTCAAGCGTCAAATTATATGGATTTTCAGGCGTTGTGTACTGCCTCATATGATCTGCTTTGTGAATCCCTGAAGCAATAATTTTATAATCAAGAGCATTCATCATTCCTGTCATATCATCCAAAAATGATTCTCTTACTTCCTTTTGGCGGAGAATACTAAAAACATCTTTCTGTTTTCTGATGTCTACTGAGTGGAATATTATATTCCGATGCCCCCAGTATTTATATTTTAACCCATCTATAATGGGGTTGGCCACATTGTAGTAATAATTGCTCTCAAAAATAATACCTGCTAGAGCGAAAACTGGGAACTGGATGTCAATGTGCTGCATACTATGGTCACCTGATTCATCTAAAAAAACTAAATGAGTGTGCATATATAGTCCTCCCTTCGGAGGGTCATTTTATCTAAATTAGACAATTAATCTCCGCCTTTCTATGGAACTTCTTTCCTATTTCCATAGATTAGCACTATTCTCCCGTTCAATACAAGAGAACCGATGTTCACTTTTTAAATAAAAAAAGGACTCCCCGCATTCCCAGCGAAAGGAGTCCCGTAGGTAAATCAACCGGAGAACTGTTACGCTCTCCCCCAATAAAATTATACCACATACGGTCTCCCATTACAGGAGGCCGAGCTGCTTTGCGAAGTTATATCCGATCAGCAGCTTTCGTATTCCCTCTTTATTGTTCTTTTTGACTAAAGAGTTATTGTATACTTCGCTCACTTTCTCAGCTATTCGTTCAGGAGTTACTTCTCCAGTGAATCCTATCTGCGGCAAAATAGGAGTAAGCATCAACACTTTATTCTTAGCGTTTTCCTTTAAAGATTCGATTTCGAATTTATTGCGCAAGTCTTTGACTCGGTTTGAAAATGCATATGCATTAACAACCTCAGAAGCTGTTGACTTCAAATATTCCAATCTCTCACCATACACTTCTAATGAAAGAGAATCCGCAATGGCCAGCTCAGAATACAACCGCGCCCACGGGAATGCTCGTCCAGGACATAACGGTTTGCCGATTGAATCGATCTGATAATGACCTAATACCTGATGCGAGTTGAGCGGTATTTTAACGCCGTATTCGGCTTCTACTACGGTTTGAATGTGCTTGTGTAGCCAACAGGTAGCATAGAATTGCTCCTCTGTTAGATCGCCATCTAGACCGTGACCGGGGTATCCTTCATGCTCAATGGATACGCCGTATTTGTTGGGATCGCCCATCAACTGCTTGATGATTGAAGCCGTAGGAGCTTGTATACGCCCTTGTGTCCATGCAGCCTTGTTAATGTCCACATATTGCACGATAGATCCGTCACGACCTACTCCGAAGTGGGAGGACGCTCTATTAGCCTTATTCGCAAATGTATTGTACATGCTTCCCATTGTGCCTACTGATATGTGATTGACGATGATGACCGGCACCTTCCCATTACGCTCGTTAAAGCTGGGTACTGGCTTGTCGATAATGTCCATCGTTGTACCCTCCTAGTGGTAATACGCCTCGGTATCGTCTTTCTGTACGTCTTTTTTCTTCTTGAAGTTCATAAACAGTCCGGCCGCCATGATCAGATATAGGATAATGTTAGCAGACATATCGATAAGCTCCGTCGAAATTTCGTAACCGAATGCTTCTTTCACAAATAGCGCGATAGCCGACAACAGCGGAATTAAGATTCCTTTATTAATGTTTGACATTTTGAACCTCCAATAGTTGATGTATTGTATTGCAGCGCGGACAGGAGATAACCCCACCCAATGCGGTAAGAACAACCTTCTTCTTCTCGTCGCTGTATCCGCTGAATCTAGCGGTGACGTAGGCGCATGCCATGTGATCCCTTCTTTCTGCAGCAATAGTTCCAATTTCTCTTCTATTCGCTGCTGGTTTTGTACGTATTGTTTAAATTCCGTTTTATCTTCAACGTGAAATAGCCGCTTTACCTGATCAGTAATGAGCTTGCGGCCAAAGCGGTCGATTAGAAATACAAAAGCCGCTAGGATGATGTACCCTAACGGCTTGTTCCTGTTTTCGATAAACCAATCGATGAAGTCGAACATGCGGCATCATCCTTATATAGTAGCGAGTCTTTGACGTCTTGACCGTAAAATAAAAGGACGATGCGTAATGTCTCATCGTCCAAAGCAGATTTCAGGTATTCATCTTCATGAAACTCAATAATAGGCGGATCGGTCATAGTTCCTCCTAAAGAAAAAGAGCCGCTGGGATGCTTTCCCGCGACTCTCTTCACCGATGCTTTCGGATTTGAGATTATTATATATCATAGGCGACAGACTTGTAAATAATAGATATAATAATACCAGTACACGGTTGGCTATATGGGCGGTCGGCTAATCCTCTGTGAAAGGAGGATGATGCTATGACAGTATTCGAGACGATGTATCTTATGATCGCATTCGCTACTCTCGTGTTGCTTGTCAGAAAAGACAAATAGACCGCCCCCGGCAAGGTTCGGTCTATCTCTAACCAATCTTCCAAAGCCTCCCGCTCTTTACGCGGCTGTGTACCAAGGGCGTAGATGCTTCCAACATCTGCGCTCTTTCTTATTTTAAGCATATCATGGTTGTTTTAGACGTGCAATATAACTTCTTCTACCTGATATCCCACTCAGTGCTGTCCGGATCAATGTTCGGAAAGATAGATCCGTCAAAGATACCAGAAATAATCGCCCAACCAAACAATAAGCAGAATATTGCAGAAGGTATTGCGATTAAAAATCCAGCAATAACAAGCGCATATGCGCCTATCTTACGGCTAAGAGGAAAACCGTTAATTTCAACAATGAATCCTATAAACCTTCTCGCTACTTCGATAAAATCGCGCATAAATCACCTCGTTATTCTAATTCCTAATTCACGTTTAATTTGATCGCTGTATCTCTTCTCTTCAATCTTATAAATCTTAAGTACTCGCTCCGCTTTTTGTTCGTCAGTTAGGCCGTTAGGGATTGATACAATACGACTAGTGATTGCATTTCCTAGTTCCTCTTGATACCTTGCGTACCGGTCCGCAGGTATTGTTATTTCTACACTCTCACCAGCGCGATTCGTACCATCTATCGTTTTAGATGGAGCGCTAGGCGCAAGCTTCTGATTCCCTGTACTATCGATAAGCTTCGAAACAATTTCAGCAGCCTCACTGTACGGAGCCACTTCAGAACGATAAGGATTCAAATAGCTACCGGCAATGCCTTTTGCATTTTCTTTCGTCTTACCTAGTGTTGTCTTGTTCGGCGGTAACGATTGAGATAGACCAGGAGTGCGTGTTTTGAAGTATGAACCGGTATCCTCTAATATGCCGTTGTTGTAGCTCGTCTTACGTTGGAAAGGATCTTCTCTCCGCGCTTCTTGAGCCAAAGCACTCGGGCTGAAACTCTTCAGGAACGATGTGAGTACCCGTGTAGGAGCGCCCAACGCTTTCTCACCTAATGTACCGCCGTATGATGGCTGGAATACGTCCTGTACACCCTTCAAGGTAGACATCCCATACAATGAGCCGTAAGCATCTTTGCCAGCTCCAGAAATCATTTCCGTGGCTGTTCCGTCGCTCTTGTTTTCTAGCCCAGCACCAATAGCGAGAGGGAATGCCAATGGTTGAAGCTTGTTATAATCGAACTGTTTATCTCCCTCACGGTATTTGGCTGCTTTAGCTGCTTCATCAGCACCTTTACCTGTTCCCATGGCTTGGAGATAACGTAATAGCGCCGATGTGTTAAAACGGTATTTGCCATGTCCAGCTTGTTCACGTACTGCATCTACGTCTTTATTTCCGCTATCATTAGCACCTGTAATTATGCCAATGTTGCTTAAATAGTACCCCAATGCAGACAACCCCGTACCAGTTAGGCCGAGAGATAGCGTTCGGATAGCTTCACGACGAGACGCATCAGATTTGCTTGTGAGCTGATACAGACCTTTGATAATACCGGCAGGTGTCATTGTGACCGCTGTTGATGCAATGTTAACTGGCGTTCGTACAAACGGGAAGATCGCACCTATAACGGGTTTAAGCACCTTAGCTTTGCCAGGAGGATTAGAAAGGAAGTTCGCTACGCTACCGCCTAGAGTATCATTCCGTTGGAACGTTGTGTTTTTCCCGATCCGGTCAGCTTGCAGAATAGCTTTATCAGGAGGATTATTCATGAAGTCCTCTATATGACGTTGAATGTTTTGCTTGCCTTTAATGCCGTTGTTAACTGCATCAAGATAAGCGATTTTCTTCATTTCTGACTGTTGGACCGATTTATACGTGCCATAGTCAGCGCCCTTTGCAACCGCCCCTAAAGACCGCTCTGCAATACCTAGCACGTTTTTAAGACTCTTATACGTAAGCCCTCGAATCTCGTTCGGTCCGGCAATACCCGATGGATTCACACCCTCCCAACCAGCTTTTGCACCTACTTTTGCGTTCTTCAACCAATTTGCAATAAATTTTAACGGATTCGTTCCGTATAAAGTGGTCGTTCTTGGTTGTTTAAGCAGCTTACTCATCGAAATGTCAATCATTGTGCCGAATACATCAGCTACGGTTCCCGTAGACGCCATAATCGGTCCGGATACGGTATTAACAAGTTGCGTATGAGTATTGAGCAACATTGAAATGTAACGCAGTGCCTGTATGCGATCCCACCAATTTGCCTTTTCATAGCTGTTAAGAATCTTCTGCATGGCCATATCAGCTCTAGCAGCATCATCACCCGATAATTCCGTTACCTGACGTGCCAGTTCACGAAGCTTGGATATATCTTCCGTCTTAACTGGGTTGTCTTTGATGTATTTCTCAACTATTTTTTCTTGAAGACTCGTTGGTTTCGGTGTCGGTCTAGTTTTCTCAAGAACATCATGAGCAATATCACTAAGCGCTCTTGTATCTACTTTAACTTTGTCAGCAGGAGGTATCACTTCATCAGTCAATTTAGCAACCTGTCTAAGCAACCCCTCAACCTCTTTGTTAGCCTGTGGCCTTATAACCTTTTCGCTTTCAACTTGAGCGATCTTTTTAGCCAACGACTTTACCGTTTGCAAGTATTTTTGTTCATCTGACACAACTTTTGAAGGCTTGACGAATTCCGCTATTTCATCCGAATAGTCGCGTAGCTTCTGAACATCCGCTTGGTCGAGAATTCCAACTTTGGCATCATCAATTAATTTACGTACTAAAGTAGCAGTTTCTTGAACGATTACCTTTTCTTTTGCCTCTTCTCCTGATAACTTGCGGAATGCTCTATTAGCTTCTTCAACCTTTCCAGCGCCGATATTTCGTGTTGTCCTATTAGCCAGTTTTTGAGCCTTGGCGAATATTTCAGCAGCGTGAGGGCGTACTTCATTACCAAAAAGACGAACCATATCATCAACATGAGATGCCGCTTTTACCCCGCCCTTTATGATCTGTGAAGCTACAACAATAGCGTGATCTGCCCATTCGTCGATTGGGAGTGCATTCAAACGATTCTTACGCGCTTGGATACGTGCTAAAGCTTGGCTCTCAGCATCATCAAAGAACTTAATGACCTTATCCCGTGTTCGAACGTCCTTTAGTTCTTTAGGAATCTGATCTTTTGGGGCTTTTGTTTTTACGTACTTACTTGCACGATCGAGCAGGTTGCTCAGCTGCTTCATATCCTCATTGGATACTGTCTTACCTTGTTCGAGATTATCCAATATCTCATTGAGCTTATTAGCTCTGATGCCGGATCCAATATTATCTTGAACTTCGGCAGCGAGTTCTTTAAACTTTATTTGTTCCGCAACGGTAACCGGTTTATTATTCTTTGCTGCCACACGTGCTAAATGAACTAACTGGCCTTCAGGGCTAAGACGCGATATGATCTTTGCCGCTTGCATGGATTGACCGATCTTTGTCAAGTCTTTGGCTAACTTATCCGCGATATTAAAAGCCCTATCATGCTCTCCTAACGCGTCTAACTCCTGCATTAAACGATACCCTGTAGCGATATGATTATCATCGACTGCTTCAGCAGTTATAAAGTTAGCTTCTGCTCTAGGCAGATCGCTGACACGCTTATTCGCTTCTGCAACTGCATCGACATTATGAACGATATCATACGTCTGATCTGTGTCCCTAATGCGCTGCTGGAGCTCGGGTGAAAAGTTCCCGTTGTTCAGTTGATTTTGATAGTTAGCACGCACTCCACGATTTTGTGGAGTCCCCGCAGTAACAGGAGCTTCAGCAGCAGATGATAACGTTGGCAACGATGGTTCTTGGAACTCGGGATCAGCACGCTTGATATAATCAATCGTCTGTGCTCGATCATTCAAGAGTGACTGCGCCTCATCCCCATACGATCCGGCTTTGTTGCCTCTCGACCCTAGACTTGCAATCTGCTCGTCAATGTCTGCCAATCGAGCTACAGCATTATCTATTTGAAGCCCTTCACGTCCTACTTGGTCGATTTGATTAATTGCATTAAGTTGGCTTCCTAAGACTCGTTTAGGAGCATCTGCAATACTCTTGATACCTTTGCCGATAAGCGGCACTGCCGCGCCTGCTGCGCCGCCTATTCCTGCGCCAAGAGCAATGTTAAGCGGATCAAATTCACGTTGTCTGAATGCTACATCGCCGGTTTCTTGACCTAACATATCCAGCGCACCTGCTGCACCGCCTCTAATAGCACCCCGTGCAATAGTCGGAAGTCCCTTAATGAGTGGTTTAAGCGCCATAGATGCTAATTTCTCTGCTGCTAGACCTGGTGCAAGGTATCCGGCGAACTCGCCAACTTTAGCAGCCGTGCTATCCTTGCTTTGCTCATACATCTGATTTAACCGATCGTCACCTAATAGGTTCAGCGCTCCACGTTCTAACGGCCTAGAAGCCCCAAAGGTAGCCGTATCTAGTGCGCCCTTCTTGGCATCAAACACAGCCTTATCGGCTCTCTGTAAGCCTGTGAGAGCCTTACCAACCCATGTATCTCCGATGGTATTCTCGTAGGCATCGGCAATATCCGTTAATATGCCTAAGTCTACTTTAGGACGCGGATCGGATCTGAACCGCTCATTGTCCGATTTCAACAATTGTCCCGCACTTGGAAGAGTTACGTTAGGTGCAGGACTTGCCGCTGTAACAGATGGTTTTGAAATTGGTGATAGTGTTGATCTTACGGCATCCATCTGCTTAAACGGATCAAAGACGTCCGGATCCATCGCTCGTACATTACTATCGATACCTGAAGCTGATTCGCTTACCACTTCCTGTTTCAGCCTGTCTCTGCGCGTGCTAGGAGCGCTAGAGGTAGACGTGCTACCTCCAGCAGACAGACGAGCCATGACACGCTCTTTTGCATCTTGTCCTTGTTTTAAACGGTCACGCCGTGCCATCTTCACCACTCCCTAGTACCATTTGTTTTTATCCCAGAAAGCGAGTGCTTTCTCAGGACTTCCGTATCTATCTTTCACATACTGAATACCGGCAACCGCCTGTTGGTACGGATCGCTCCAATCGACCTTATTACCGCCGTAGTTCTTGCGTGTGTCGTCAAGGAACTGGAACAATCCTGCAGCCGTAGAATTAGGGTTCTTAGCGTTGGCGTTAAAGCTCGATTCCCTTGCAACTAGCTCCATCAGAGGCTTGAGCCATGAGGAGTCGTAACCGCCGTCAGAGAGCGCTTTTGATACCGCTGCATTAGCTGAAGCAAACGCCTTCGGATTTCCTTTAGCATCTTTCTCAGCTTTGAAATAATTGTTGTAAGCCCCTCCACCATTAGCAGAGGGGCTATTCAGTTTCCCGGGGATAAGAATTTCTTATCAAGATCGGCTATTTGTTTGTCATTTAAGCCAATGCTGCGTAAAATGTCATTCTCCGCTGCCTCATCCAATCCGTATCCAATGACTGACTGGTACATCGATTCAAGGTCGGTTGCCGTTGGCTTTGCAATCTCTCCGTAATCATCCGGCTTAAAGAATTGCGGGAACCGCTGTTCAATATCTGAACGAACTTGGCTAGGTGTGAATGTGCTGTCTGCTGCTTTGGTATCGGCATTAGCCATATCGAAATCAAGTCCAGCCCAGCCTTGCGCGCTTCTATCTTCAAATTCCTCACGGTTAAGAGCCTGACCAGCCCAACCTTGGGCAATACTTTCAGCCTGTGCAATGGCATTTTGTGTCTTTGTACCGCGTGGAATGCCGTACATATCAGCAAGAGCGTCAGGTATCGTTCCGGTTTGCGATGCAGCCGTCCATAGATTTGAAAGTTGTCGTTGTTGCTCTGCGGTAGTCTTCTGCCCGTTAGGCAATGTTCCCGTAAGATCAGCCATTGTAATTCCTTGATTGAATGTCCGATCCATTGTATCAGCAACTTGATTGTAATCTTGCGCTTCACCAGCTAGCGTTCGTACTCCTGCTTTTCCGATGTTGGCCATACGTCCCTCAGTGCTGATGTTAGCTCCGAATAATGAAGGATCCACACCTAAACCAGAAAGCCTTGCTCGTAGCTGATTAGCTTGTTCGTGGTAGATATCTTTCTGCTCCGGCGTGCCTGTTTTCCAAGCTTCGCCAAGTTTAACGATTTGGTTAGCTATGCCGCGAGCTTCAGGTGAGAGGTAATTACCCGTCAATCCAGCCTCAGTGACGGAATTGTTGAAGGCCGTCTGTTCATCGTTGCTGTACATATCAGATACACCGAACAGATCAGAAGCATGTTGACGGTTCATATTCGCGCTATCAACGTACCGTTTGTACTGGTCCTCTATAAGACCTGGGAGCAGTTCGCGGTTAACTCTACCGTATTCTGCTTGTGCTGCATTAGAGGCAGCGTTGGCGTTTATAGTGCTGTTCATGATCCCGCGTCTATTCATCGCTGCGGATATGTCACCCTCTGCAACTTGCGTAGCCTCTTTTGCGCTCTGCATTGCTGCTTGGTATGTTGGATCTGATTGAATCGAAGCTAGGTCCATCTTGAACGGTTCGGGCGGCTTTAGAGCGTCTATTCCCTGCTGCCGGTACTTCATTTTAAGATTGTTATCGTACGCTGTACCGAGATCAAACGGCTCTGTTTTAACTGTATTGGTAGCTACTTTATTAATTCTGTCGAGTCCGGAGCCTGCTGTCTTGTGTGGGCTCTTCTTATGTGCGCTGTATAGATCTGCTATCGCCATAACGGTTCCCCTTTCTTGGCATAAAAAAGAGCCGGCTATTGAGCCGACTCTAGTTCTGCTATTTGTTTGTCGATTTCAGCAAGCTGTGCTTTTAGGTCTACCAGAAGCACTTCATTTTCTGCGATTATAGCATTATTGCTTGTAATTTTTGCTCGTTGGATATCCTTTGCCCACTCTTGGGTAATACCTTCAATATCTTTTTCAATTATTGCATTATCATTTAACAAATTGGTGTTTGCAGATTCTCTTCTTGTAATTTCTTCAGCAACTTTCCCACGCTGTTCATTTAGTATAACAAGTTTATGGGCCGCCGGCATTTCGCTACCGTCTGTTGTAGTAATCAGTTTAATCACCGCCTTTGACTCTTTTGTAGCCCCTTCAAACTCCACATCCGCGCCAAAAGATTCAGCGATATCACGAACAGGAGCGTAAGACTTTCCATCTACAATAATAGCGTTGCTTAACTGTGTATCATTCAATTCTACAATCGCTTCACCGCCAACCTTCTTACCTACCTGCGATATAGATTCAGCCAATGCTTGACCGGATACCATAAGTAGCGCCCCTGCTACAAATGCAATAACAACCTTTTTCATTTCCCGACCTCATTTCCAATTTTTGAGATCATTATATCACTAGATATGATATTTGGAAATTAAGTTGTTCGTATTCCATTGGAAAATGATATAGGCGTAGTTGCTGGCCCTCCTGATGTTGTCGCGACATAGACGGTACTTGTAGCTCCAGAGAAAGAATTAGCTTTTGCGTTTAGAGCTGTCTGCAATGATTGAATGTCACCAGTAGAATATAGTTTTGTCCACGATGGAACAGTAACCCTACCACTAGCACCGGTTCCTGGTTTTAAAGTGATTGTCGATGACGTACCAGTACCTTGTATCGTCAAGTTATCTGTCGCGGCTAAGTCGAAATTCCCTACTACACCTAAATTATAGGTGTTACCTAGTAAGGCGTGTCGAATTAGATTTACCCCGTTATCAAAGTACAACAACGGCTCTCCCGCATCACTGGCTTTTATATTTATGAAATTAGTTGCTGTTGCATAAGCGCCAAACAAATCTGAATCAGGATCAAACACAACGCGAGGGTACGAGTCGTCAGAGCTTTGTATCAGAGCCCCTGTGGCCGTCATTTTACCGCTTTTCGTAACACGCCATGGGGCTGTATCCTTGTCGGGGCTTCCAGCCCAAAATCTAGTGTCGTCAGCAGTAGTATCCTCGGTAGACATCCCGACATCTTTATCGATTGAAGACATATCCTTACTGTTTACTCGCCATCCCCCGACTTCGAAGACGTTCTTACTGTTGATGTAACCATTGATCTCAGACAGATTCTTTATGAGAATCCCGACCGTGTTGACTAGCTCCTCGAACCTCTTATCGGGGTCTTTGATCTGCAAAATAGAGTCAAGGTTAGGCAAACTAACTGTTCCCATAATACCCTCCTATATAAGCGGAAATTCGCGTTGATCCCTGTCCAGCTCGTAAACTGTGACCGGTCCGCTGCCGCTGAATTTTATTCGTACGTAGTTGCTGTTCGCGATCTGAGTTGGTGTTAAGATGATCCGCTTGCTCTGATAGTTTGTCGCTGGGTCGATGTATCCGACGAGTGTCCAGTCAGAATCGCCAGTAGCTGACGGGCTCAAGTAGATATTTAATGTGGATCCGGACGGCACATCACACATAATCCATAGCTTGAACCATCTAATCAGCTTATTGAGCGATGCGGATCCAAAAGGCTTGGAAACGCGCTCGAATGATATCGGCGTTCCGTTGTCTGTCGTACCGCCCAATTGAACTACCCTTCCATCATTGAACCCCATGTAGGCATTGAACGATGATTGCGCCATATGAAGCGCTGAGAAGTCCTCCCATACGGTCCACATGTCATACTTAGGGTCATAGACAAGAACGGTATCAGGAGCTGTTGAGGACGTTACTGGGATGCTACAGTAGACCTTCTCGCCGTCCGTGCCAATGCAGCATTTACTCCTTGCCGCTGTGTTCATTTGATCGATATAAGCCTGAACCGGTTGCGAGAAGTCCCTAGACGGTCTTGTACCTCCTCCGTATCGGTAGATACCTGTACGATGGATCATGAACACAATGCCGTTCAGCGTGACTACACACTTGTTATTGATTGCTCCAACCTCTAGATCAATCGGCTCAATGCGTACATTGGAGATATCCTCACCGAACAGTTCGTACATGGAATTCGGCTTGAAGATAGTTAAATGTCCAATGCCAGGACGCAGCGCATTTATCGTCTCGCCATCAGTAGAACTAACAATGATCTGAAAAGGGTCTGCATCGCTCCCTATGGTCGTTGTCCAGTTCGTTGGTACATTTAGCTCAGATGCGTGTACCGTGTTCCCTACAGCGGCAAATAAGCGGTTAGAATAGGTCGTGATGTAGTTGGCGCTTGACGGTGCTCCTGTTAATGTCTGTACGGTTGTGCCGTTATACCTTTGAACAGCATCTATTCCGTTTGATCCAATCAGATTGATCTCCGTTAAATTCCCCTTGAAGTTGGTGAACGACCACTCTGCTGCCGTGGATAGCCCTGTTTTAAGCGCCGCCCCCCACGATCCACTCACGAACCTGTGCCAGTTGCCGTTAGACACGGTGTGTAGTTCGCTGTTCTTCCAAGAAGCTAGACCGAGTATCGGATTCGCAAAGGCGCTGCCGAGCAATGAAAAACCCGACCTCGTCGAGAAGGCCGGGTAATTATCAGATGTTAAGTTTTTCATGTCAGTTGCATACTCATCAGCTATCGCGAATTGATCTAGCCGATTTATGCCACGGAATTCCCTCAATACGTGAGATGGCGCTACTTCTCTAACGCTGGGCCAGCCTCTCATTTAGGTCCTCCTTTCTGTGTCGCAGTATGGTCCGACTTGGACATTACGACAAACCGCCTCTTGCGATTTTTAGGACAAAGAATTTCCGTGTGTCTGCTGCGTTAGTGGATTTTATGATCATCGTATCTAAACTAGCATTTTGCTCGGCCACATATAATGCCCCGCAGTTTGCCGCGACTGCATAAGACGTTGGAATCACGACGAACGCATCGCCGTCATCGATATTAAAGAAAGTAATCGTTGCGCTTCCTGCTGTAAGTGTACCGGTCGCGTAAGGACTTGTTGCCCCTGTAGTGGTCTGCATATCCCCATAAACCGCAATGCCATTTGGGGCTGTTGTTTGACCGCTGATCATGTTTCCAGCAACAAATGCGAAATCAGCATTTAGCACCTTGTTTAGCGGTGTCGTGCAGTCCGCTATGTTATTTCCTGATATTTTGGCGCGTTGGCAGTTTTGATAGGATATACCTGTCGTGCATTTGACGATCTCATTGTTAGAGCAGTCACCACCCAAAAAGTCAGCAAAGAAAATTCCGATTCCGACATTGAAAATGTGATTGTCTTTTACAATATTGCTATTTGGCGTGCTTCCGACGTGAATCCCTGTTCCAATTGTTCCGACACCCGTTTCTCTTCCGAGAATGGTGTTATCTACGATGGAGGATTTGTTCATCATTTCAGTATAGATATGGAACCCTGGATCAAGCGTTTTAGACTGGAACGTATTGTTAGATATTTTCACGTTCGTACTTGTTGCGCTGTCCGTGCTCATGTAGATCGCTAGCCCAGTACCGTCATAATCCCTCATCGTATTGTTCTCGATGGTTACATTTTCTGTAGGTAGTGTTGATTTACTGAAAATAGCCATCGCTTCCGCTGTGACATTTTCAATCGTATTACCGATTATATCCAAGTCTCTAGCTCCACCATCGAACACGTAAATGCCCATTGATGTATCTTGACCCAAAGGGCTAGAACATTTGATGTAGTTATCAAGTAATTTCGTCTTTGTAACGTCTCCGAATACGGCGATACCTGAGTAGTATTGATTTTCGATCCAACAGTTGCTTACGATATTTCCATATCCGCCTATGATATTGATAGCACCAAAGTCGGCTCCTGCGATGGCGTGATTGTTGCAAGTATCAAAGTTTGATTCGGTAACAAGGTTTTTATTTCCGTTGAAGTATAATGCGCCGCTATTTCCCTCGGCGAAGTTGCATTCGATAACTTTGTTGAGATTTCCGATGATGGCTAAAAGATCCCCGAATCCGTAAAGTGTGGATCCTTGATCGGCGTGGTATCCAAGAAAGGATAACCCGCGAAACACATTATTGTTACCCGTTACCGTCATTCCGCCACCTTGACCATTTACACCAGGAATATCGCTTGTTCCTCTGCAGTCGATCGTTGCATTAACACCAGTAAACTCAGAATTACTAATCGTGAATTGTATAGGGATATCCAGCTTATACGTTCCAGGTGGAAAAAAAACTGTCCCTCCACTAACTTTAGCAGCATTAATCGTGACAAGTATCGACGTGCTGTCGTCTGTTACTCCGTCACCTTTAGCTCCATACACTTTTACATTGAAAATAAGGTCTCCCCAAATCTTTTGATTGTTGACGGAATTGTTTTGTTTATTTATCTGCTCCGATACCTTCAAAACCATTGCTACCACCCCGATTCGCTTAGAACCGATTCCGGCTCAGGTAATATTTGAAACACTTCTGCCAATTCAGCTTCTAAATCGGTGTATTGAATAGCGAATCCCGATGCTACGTCATAACGTTGATCGTCTTCAGCCAGTTCTTTGCATGGTCCATACATCAATAAATCATGGAAATCCTCGTCCAGCTGCGGTATAACGCCGGCCGATGACAGAGTTACAGGAGTTTCATAGTAGTAAATTGTCATCGTTGTATCTTCCAAAGGTGTTGGATAGATGCGTAAATACTCGTCGATGAACGTATGATATTGGCTCGATCCCGAAGAACCGCCAGTAAGCTGTTTTTTTGGATAAGACACGCCATCGATTAGCACATCGAATATCAGACGAGGCTTGATGCCCACGATGTAAGCGTAGGTGTCGGCGTAAATTTCATATTCGGAACTAGTCGGAATGCGATATTTGCGGAATATTCGCTTCTGCCATGTATCGATTAGCGCGATAATTTCAGCATCAGTTGACCCGTTAGGGTACTTCTTGCGTATTTTCGTTACAATTTCTTGTACACTAGGCATGGCATCACCTAGTAAAGTGCAAGGATGCCGGTCGCGGCCGTCCCTGTACTCAATACTTTAGTTACAGCAAACGGATATACAACGCCGGCAATAGCGCTTGCTATGGTAGCTGTTGAACCGTCCTCGAATTGGACCGCTACGTCTCCTGCAACGGATACCATTAATCCGTGTGTTGTCGCTATGACCGTGCTGTCGCTCGGCGTAACTGACGCTACTCCCGTCATTGGTGCTGTTATTACTCTCATTACGACACCCCTTTCAAATGTTCAATGATTTCTTCGTTGCTCCACTTATTCCATCCTTGAGGCTTATTAGCAAGCTTTGCCATGCGTTTCATCAACTCAGGGCGCTTGATTTCTTCCCTCGTTTCTACGCCTTTACTTGATTCACTGATTTCGCGCAGCAAACGGTTGGTTTCTTGCTGCTCTAAGATAAGGTGAAACATCAGATGATGCTCTGTCTTGACGAGATTTCTTTCGACTTGATCAAGTGGATTTAGCACTGTATCCCCTCCTAAATAAAAAAGGGGAGCATCAGCCCCCCTTCTTGTCCTCCATCAATCCGTTTTCTTGCAGTATATCCACGAATAAATTCCAATGTTCAACGAATTTTCTTTGTCCTTCATTCATTTCCTTGGTTGCTTTTTGCTTCTCCGTATACGGAGCTTTCCGTTTTTCATGCGTTACCGGTACACCCCACTGACTATTTGCCATAGGACACCTACCCTTTCAGCAACTTAATCTTCCAAGTGCCGGAAGCAAGGTCGATTGTCCCAGCAGTTGCATTAAACACGGTGATTTTCACCGCATTAGCCGCACTCACACACCCAACTGCAATAATGCCAGTAGCATCGTATGGAGCTGAAACAAGCACATAGTCACCAAATGCAGCACCAGTGATCGTTACAGCACTTGATGCTGTACCCGTATAAGTCGTTAAAGAAGCAGGGTCGAAAACGGATGAACCGTTAACGACCGCTGTAAATAGATCATTATCTCCAAGGGCTAAACCCGAGTAGCTTGTTGTATTTGAACTCGCCATGCTATTCCCTCCTTAGGACAATACTGTTCCTAGTCCCGGATTAACTTTCGCGATTGCTCTCCAGTTGTTTGGAGCAGCACCGTAGCGGCTACGAGCCTTGAACACGTTGTTATCAGTGTTCTCGTCAACGTACGACTTGATAGTAAGCGCCACGCGCTCAAGCCATACAAGGCCAGCGTACGCTTCGTTAAACGACGAATCCATCAAATACCACGAATCCGTACCCGAAGTAATGCCGGATGCATTCGTAAGGTATGGCGACATGATTACGTTCCAGCGTCCGAATTGAACGTTGAAGGAGTTGTTTGCCGTACCAGGAGCGCCGCTATCCGCGCCGATTACATCGAACACTTGCTTTTTGATGCGAGCATTCGCCGGAATGATGATCGTATCAGGCATAACATTGAGGATGTTGCCGTCATCGTCCGTAAACTTCTGCATGGCTTCCTCGACATAGGATAGCGCATCGTAAGAGAACGCATTGCCGAAGTAATTCGACTGTGCCGATGTGCCGCCTGTGATCGACGGGTGGTCCGTAGCGAAGAGCGCCTTGCCATCAGCTGCAGCGATATTGAAGGATGCATTGTTTTTACCGAAATTAATGCTTGTCGATGTGCCAGAGTTCAGCAAAGAAGTCGCAAACTTCTCACGGCCGCGATTGTAAGCCAGTGTGAACTGGTTTGCGCGTTGCTTGATCTTGCCCATCTTGGAATCCTCGATCATTTGTTGCGTAACTTCGAACGAGTTCTTCCACTCTTCTGGCTCGATAACCTTCGAGAAGCCTTCTTGGAAGGTGTTTCGCGGGTATGCACCGCCCTCACCGACTGCTTCAAAGTCGCCCAAAGCCGTTTCAGACGTGTATTTCTCAGCGTAATTGCTTGTTTCGTCCATCATAAATACGTTGTCGACGATGGAATACGCTTGGAACGCCTCGATTCCTTGCTCGACCATTAACTTAATCGGCTCTTGCGACTTACCATAGATAGAATCGTTGAGTCCCGATGCTTTATTAAATACAATACCAGCCATGTATTAGCCCTCCTCTTAGCGTCTAAAATACCCGCGCACTGTTGAATTTGTTGTTGCTCCGTCTGTTGCAGAAATCAAAAACACACCACTGGTTGTCGTCGCTGTGACGTTCAATCCATCGGTGTGCAAGGTAACCTTATTACCAACGAGCGTTGACGCAACGGTGGCCGTTGATTTAACTTCAAACTCGCGCTGCTCATCCAACCGCACAAACGGAATTTTCACGTCTGTACCGGCTGCTTTGGTTGCTAAAGCGATTGCTTCGGGAATATCCGTACCCGATGCTTTCGTTAGCCGGCCGCTTGTGAATTTCAAGGCCTCGTTAATTGTTACTGCTTCAGCGTTTGTCATCAAACCGTATTCAAACGGATCGGATGCGCCATCCATGCTTTTTACTGGAACAAATCCCATGTGTAACCCTCCTATTTGCTTATTGATTTACGATAATGTGTGATTAGATCTTTTTCCGTCATCTTCCCTTGGCGAAGTTCCTTCCTGAACATGGACCTGTAATTCGCCATAACCTCAGGATCCGGTGTGAATGTATCAACATCACTGCCGCCTTTGGTCGTTTTGAGGTGCGCCTTGCTTTGCTGGTTATTCAATGCAGATTGTTTAGCTCTAGAAGCTAAGTTCTGCGTGATGTGGTCCTGATGCGTTACAAGGTACGCTTCATCCCACTCGTAACCGGCTACGATCTTTTGAATCATCGCTTCCGCATTAGGAAGGTTCTGAATGTCCTCTACGGTCTTAATATCCAGTCCGTAGGTTTTATTCAACTTTTCCATTTGCGTGGCTCTGAACGACTCCTGTTTGCTCTTCTTAGCAGCTAGCACGTCTGGATGGTTCTCAAGCTTTTCGTCAATGAGCTTTTGAACCTCGTCAGGCTCTAACCCCATATCACGCCAGCGTTCTTCCTCAGCTTGACGCGCTTCTCTTTCCAGGTGCTGTTCTAATTGTTCGACGGTTGTGACTCCGATATGGCCCCATTGCTTGGCTACCACATCATCAGCCTTCTTAGCGCGAGCATCAGCTGCTTCGGCTCTCCGGCGCATCTCCGCGAACTTGGAATTTAACTCCGGGTCCTGTTTCTGCTCGGCGGGGACAGAATCTTTTACGCCTTCGTCCAGGTCGGCTTCTTGTTCGATTTCAACTTCATCCTGAGGGTCCACGACTTCCTCAAATCCTGCGTCTACAGTTGGCTCTATTGCTTCACTCATGCTTTACCTCCATCAAGAGTTTTTTGCGCGATCTCACGCGAAGTACTCGTCTTTCCGAGTGTCATTTGCTACCTCTTGCACGAAGGTCGCCGCCTTTTGTCACCTTAGGCTTTTTGGAGTCCTTGATGATGTTTTGCGGAGCCTTAACCATTGCGCTGGATTGGTTAGGAATCTTGTAATTTTCCTGTTTCATACTGTCACCACCCTTCGTTGTGCCCAAAATGGCATGAGAAAAGGCCACCGCTGCTCTGCGAATGGCCTGCTATAAATCTTTTGAAGTGTAACTATTATCTAGATCCAGCCTTGTTCCCACATTGTAGATATATTCTAATTGAGCCAAAGGACTGCGAACCTTAGCCAACTGAACAAGTGATTCGATGGCAATACAAACTGATCTACATTCTTTGTCATGAGGACACATTCGGCATAGGTCATGATCAACTTCACGAGAAACCTCGATTACACCACTCATAATCAGCCTCCCATTGCCTGCTTCATAATCTGCGCCCTAGCTTCAGGCGGAAGCTTCTTGTACATGTCCTGCATCGGACCAGGCAGGCTTCCAACTTCGTCATCAAATGATGCCGGCTGATTAGCTTGCTCTAACTGAGCTTGAGCGTTTTGTTCATCGATCATTGCTTTCTGTTGCTGTGCTTGTTGCTCCGCTTGTTGCCGTTCCTCTAACTGCTTCTTAATCAGCTTAGCGTTAGGGAATCCAATCTGCTCCATGATGCCCCAGAACTGAATAGGATCGATTAGACCGGCTGCAGACATCTCTTTCGCTTGGTTGAAGATGAATATCTTATCCTTCGGCAACCCTTGAGCGCTATCAGCACTGAATATGAAGTCCGTGTTGTAGTAAAGCTTGCCCTCCCCATCACGAAGGACGAAAGCATACTTATCAAACACCTGCAGCATTTCCTTGCCTTCTTGATCCTTGGGAAGATACGGCCTTAGCTCATCATAGAACGCAAGCTTGAACTCCCACATGATCTCGAATAGCTCTTTGAAGGCTTCATACTTGTTCTTCTGCTTCGATTGCATCCTGCCGCTGGCTTGCTGGACCTGAATCTGCTTAGCAACGCCTGACTTAGCCGTAGGATCTTCCTTACCTTGGAAGCTATCCGTTATGCCTAGCATGGACTGAGCCTTCTTATAGGCATCTTGTATCCACATTAGCTCGGGACCGATGTCAGCTTGAAGATTTTCTACGCCAAATACCTGTTTTTGTTGAGGGGTCATTCGTATGATTTGGTAGGTTTCATCCGTTATCTGATTCGCTTGATCCTCGGCTAACGTAAAGACACTACCGCCTTTGATGATCTTCTCTTCAGCCTTTGTAGCAGCCTTCTTAATTGTGTCTTGCTGATCGCGTATAACATCAACATCACTCTGCCCTTCGAATGAGAAGTTTTTCGGGACGTTGATGCGGATAGAAAACGGGTATCTGGTAGGAACGAAATATGGAACCTGCGTACCTACTGGAAGAAGCTCTTTATTCCCGATCCTCATAGGCGCGGCAAGCGTCTCTTCCTTCTCAATCGTTGATTCAAACTTAGTTGAACCACACATAGCGCATTGGCCTGTTTCCTCGAACACTTCCAAATCCTTGACCTCGTTACAGCTTGTGCAACGATCCAACCGCCGGTAAAAGAATTTCGGATAATCTTCAAGTACCGTATGCTCAACCCAACTGAATTTACTAATGTCGTCGTCTTCGTCCTTGTACCAGCACGTTATTTTGGTGACTTTCTCGTTCTCGTTATTGAAAGAGTTTTCGTTTCCGGAAAGATTCGTTACGTCAGAGTGTTCCTCGCCGGCGTAATCAACATCTTTGCCGTAGTCTCTCATGATCTGCTCTTTGGTCATGCTCTCTAGCACAAAGAAGTAATCCATCTCCTGTAACCGGTAAATCCCCTGTTGAGGTATCAGTTGCTTTGGATGGCGGCTTATTAGCTGTATTTCGCCTCTGTGGAGCTTGTGCTTATAATCAGGGTTCCAAGCTACCTCGATGATAGAAAGTCCCTGTACAGGCGTTATACGCTCGTTATAGTCGTTGATGCGTTCAATGCCCAACTCTGCAATGTCATTCGCTAGGCTATCCTCGATCATCGTCGCCAACCAAGAATACTCCGGACGCTTACTCTTGACCGATGGCTGCGGTACTGTTGGATCAACCTGCGATTCCGTAAATTCGTATGCGATGTTATAGACCATGTTTGCCATCTTACTGGGCCGCTGCTTACTATTCACGTTCGCATCCACGCCACGCGAGCCAAGGTAGATGTATTCGCGCTCATCCATCGCATCCAGCGGATAACTGGCTTTCGATACTTCAAGCTTATTTTGCCAGTATTGCAGTCGCGCTTCTTGCTCAACCTCATCGGCTGCACTCTCTGCTACTTCACTGACGGTATCTAACATCTCTTTCACCGCCTTTCCAGCCGCTTTAAATGGCTTGAATATGTCCATATTATCCCGCCTTTACTAATCCCCATTTTTTGAGCAGATACGGTCGCTTATCAGCCGGCGCGTTCCAGTAGTCTTCACGCAAATCCTCAGGCAGCTTAGATAGATCAAACTTCTCAGTCATTTCATGACCATAGCTTTGTTGATCCCTAATCTGATAAGTAATCGCGAGACCCATTAGCAAGTCATCGTGTGCGCCATCCTGCGCCTCTGCTCTGCCGTTTTCGTTCTTCACGAAGGTTAGCATCTCTTCCAGCGTTGGAATGTCGTTAATGAGGTGTACAGACTCTTTAACGATAGTTACGAGATTCGCAATGATAAGCGGTCGTGTGATCTTCCCTGTGAGGAATCCGAAACGCTTCTCAAGCTTATGAGTGTAGCTGTCCTGAACCTCGCGAACATAAAGCTTCGGATACTTCCACTCCTCGAACTTCCTAAGCGGATAGGTGGAAAAGTTAACCTCGATGCCTACGAGAGCTGTGTTGTAATACTTAGCCAAGCAATACATCTGCCTTGCATAGTCAATCTCGTCATATTGCTGTTTGAGGACCGCTGCTTGATTGCCTGTTGTGTTGTTGATGATGTGGCCTGTAAAGTTGTCTGAACCTTCACCGGCCGTATCTCCACCAAGCACGTAAGGCAAGTTTGGCTTCGTATCCTCGTATATGGTAATAGCTCCGGCCGAATCGTCTACCCACTTGATTGATTCATCCAGCACCTTTGTATCATCGTGGTCATAATAAAAATAACCGCGTTTCAGCGGCTGTCGGTTTCGTAAGTATGCGATTCGTTCAGATACGATCTGTTTAGGGAATATCGTCTTGCCAAGTACGCCCCATTCTCCTAAACAGTAGACTTGATAGAAGTATGGGTCAGAGTGCTTAAACGCCTCTAGAACCGCTTTATCCTCGTCAGGCAGGAACGGGTTATCCAAGTACGTAGAATGCTTTGTGACCGCATTAGGCTTCTTCTGATCGAAGAATTCCTTCTTAAGCCAATGGTTTATGTCGATCGGGTTAAAGCTGATCATCATCTGTTTGTAATTCCTTGACTTACCACGCATCCGAATGTCGAGTTGCCGATAGTCTTCGGTGCTGATCTCGCTTGCTTCCTCGATCCAGACTGATGTAACGCCACTGATGGACTTTAGCTTTTCAACGTCATCCAATCCGGCGAACAGTATTTCATTCCCGTTTACACAGGTTATATGCAACTCCGATGTTGCTCCTTTAGGGATCGTGAATAGATCCTGGACACCCCAACGGTAGATTGTTTTCTTTATCTCAGCGAATACCGATTCACGCAACGTCTTAGCAACCTTACGGAGCACCAAGAAGCGATGACCAGTTTCGTTAAGCATCCGAGTGACGATCTTCTGAGTGATGAATACCGACTTACCCGATCCACCACCACCCATAAGTACCATGTACCGCGATTCATTCCAGTACAACGGGTAAAACTTTTGTGGTGTAAGGTTAGGCAGTTCGGTCAGATCCACATCAATCGTTGTCATCGACCGGTACCGGAGCTTGTGGCAATCCTACTTTGATAGCTATGCCACCAAGATGCTCGAGTTCTTGTTTGTCACGCCATTGCTTCGGCTTACGGTTCTTGAGCCAGAAGATGAGCGCTGTTGTATTTGGATGAGCGACCTTTCTTAGCTCGATTGGATCGCCTGTCATTTTGTTTAATTCTTCCTCGGTGTAATCATACCCAAGTGCCGCTTTAAGGAGAGCATTCTCGACCATTACGTCGATAACTTCCTTCCCGCGTTTTAAGGCCTCAGTTAACTCAGAGTGTTCCTTCTTGTACTTGTAAAACGAATCATGCGATATATCCAAGTTCTTATATATGTCCTCGTCAGTCAATCCATCCCTCGCCCATGCCTCAATTAGCAGTAGCTTGGGCTTAACATGCGTCTCGTATTTCCCTACTGCCATACTATCCCTCCTCTCATAACATATTTGCTATCAAACCAACAAGCATATTGCTTTAAGCAGAAGTTTGATCATCTGTTTATGATCGTCCAAGCTCTCTACACTGTTTCCGTTTAATAGCAACTCACCAGAATCACTAATGTTTAACTTATCAGTAGTTCCGTCCTCGTTCTTCCACTCAATGTAGTAATTTGGCGTCGGTAATTTAATTTCATACTGGTCCATTTGATCCCTCCTCTCACTTCGCTCCACGCATAAATCCGATTAAGACAACTCCTACTATCGCCCATACCGTAACAGTCAGCGCGATCATATCAGCTTACCTACGATCATGCCTGCCGTTATAGCGCCAATCATGAGTAGTATCTTTATGCGACGCTTTGCTTTGCGCTTCATGTGCATCACTCTATAAATCCAGTCATTTCCTTATATCCTTCAATGCCATGTTTCGTTACGCCTCTCATTGTTTCAAACGCCCTAGAAACAAAAGCGTGATCTTCTTCCGTCATTTGATCGTTCATGATCCGCTCTTGCAACTTTTCATTAACCGCAATACCACCATTTTCGATCATATCTTTCACTTGTTTAATGTCATACATCGCCAATCTCCTCCATCCATTCCTTTGTAACGATCATCTTCGTATATTCTAGCATTCCTAATGCTTCTGCATATGTCGGTTTCCCATCATGCTCATACTCGATTGATCCGTCTATCTGATTCATTGTGATTGTGATTCGCTTTTCCATTGGTTGCCTCCTAAGAACGACAAAAGGAGCCCATAAGGCCCCTCAGGTCACATAGAATATCTATTGCTGTGCTTACACCCTTATGGGTCAGCTTTAGATCAAAGTTGAATGCAACCCACCTGCTAGTGGACGGTTAGTGGTCGGGTTAGCTCCCATCGTTGAGAGGGGTTTTTCCCGTGCGTGTTATTAACCACTTTCATCGCAACCGGCATTCTTGCTAATTATACCAAGGAGGAAACGGCGTGAACAGCGGCTGCGCAAAAAGCTACCTGTTGCTCATTCGCCAGTTTCCTATAATACGATTATATACCGTCATACCTATCAAAAACCCATCAAGAAACACTCAATTCCTCGCATCTGTTGTGCATTTCGATGTATGGTACTTTCGCTTTCGTGAATCTTAGCGCATCCGTCAGCTTCGACAATGCCCTCTTATGCCGCCTCTCTACTGTTGCGATACTCAAGTTACGCTGGTTGGATATCTGCCGCAATGTAATATCGTGTACCCACTTCATCTTGATAACGATGCGTTCGTCGTCTGTGAGCACATCTAAAGCTCCCTCTAGATCCTCTACAATACGTTTATAGTTCTCATAATCGAGTAAGTCTCTATACGATGTCATGCCCATATCAGCGGCTTTCCCAACCATTGCGAAGAATCTCTCCGGCGCTCCCGATCCACCTTGCATTCCGCTGTAGTTCGCTATTCCTGCGCTTGGAACGGTTATATGACGCTCATAGCGAGATATTGCATATTTGTATGCCGGTAGCGATTTAAGCGCCTCTGTGATCTGTTCACGGTTCATTGTGCATCCTCCTCCGTTTTCTTCGTTTCCTTAGATCCTTGATAACCAATATTATGATTAGCGGTATGTCCCACACTTTCCATTTTAATCCGAACACTGGAACACCACCTTTTGTTTAATGACATTACTATATTTACATAAAAGGAACATCGCTTTTTAGGGCTAGTTCCTTTTGGTACGTTTATGTGGCTTTGCTATCCCATCAGTATTTCTTTAGCCTTAGAGTACCGTTTAGCCCTAGTCAAATCTTGTTGAGTAACTTCGCTCAATCTTGAAAGATCGGAATTATCCTCGATATCAAGTAGCTTAACGACTCTTGCGATTTCATTTTGTTTGGTTCTGGCTATGAACTCCATATACGTCTCGGATTCTCTTCTGGTTAAGTGGTCAATAGCCTCGACAATTTCATCACCGTAACCGAGTTGTCGTAAACCCTCTAGAGTGACTTCTGTATCTTCAACCACATCATGCAGCACTGCAACTATTCTGTTTACATCGCTGTCTGCCATTAACATTATCCTGAGAGGGTGAAGTATATATGGATGTCCACCCTTGTCATACTGCCCTTTGTGCATTGTTGTCGCCAATATTATTGCATCGTTCAACGTTGCCATTACGCTGCATTCACCGCCGACTGTTCAAGCTGTGCCAATCTCGATTCGATGTTGTTGAGTCGCTTTTCAAGTTCTGTCTCAACTGCTTTATCAGCCACTTCTCCGTTAGCGGAGTCGGTTGGTACTTCGGCATCCGATTGCGGGACGCTGGGAGGCAGTTCGTATGTTATCGCCGCTTCGGGAACCAAAACCCCACTGTCGCCAATGTCAACCGTAGGAGCTTCGACGTGAAACGTGTTGTTGTCGGTTTCGCCGCCTCCAAGTTTAGGTGGAGTGAGTTGCACCGTACCTCTGAATGTTTCTCCGCTTAACGCTAGTTCTGCTTGCGTCTTAATCGATTTATTCTTAGCCTGCTCCATCATCTGTTGCAATGTCGCATTAGGCTTTGTATGGCTTGGTATGATAATTGTGCTTTGTTTAGGCTTGTTGATCTCTTCCGTGAGTTTAGCGATCTGATCATCTTTCGCTTTTAACTGCTCAATCATCTGAACATTCTTTTCTTCTTCGGCAGCTAACGCATTTGCAAGTCTTATTCCTTCATCATCCAATCGTTCAATATGAGATTGAGCGCGTTCATAGTTCTCAGTTGCATATTGTTCCTTGCGGATCGATTCTCGCAGCCTTGTATCGATATCAATCAAGTTCGCGTTAAGTGCAGTAATCTCAGCATCCTTTGCCTCTAGCTGCTCATTTACCGATGTATGTAATGCTGTTAGGTTATCGTCTACTGCCATATCAACCATCTGCCGGAACATGGTCGCGAGTTCTTCATACTCGTTTATGCCGATCAATTTATGTCCCGTCTCTGCAGGTAACACCGCATCAAACACTTGATAAATCGTTTCTTTTATGCCGTTGTCGATTACTTGATTTCCGTCCATTTATATTCGCCTCCTGAGCAAAATAGTCTTACTCTATTTTATCATTTTTTAGCTGTAAATACCAGTGTTAAACCCTTATAAATCAAGGTTTTTACGTAATTTTACTTTTCTTTTGACGGGATCGTTTAGCAATTATAAAAGTCAAAATATTGCTAAGTAATTTAATATTCACTGAATTACTTCCACCATTTTTTTGGGTACACCCATACAAGAATTAACACAACCACTGCTATTCCAATAATTAAATATCCGTTCATATCCCCAACACCCTATCAACCATATCCCTCATAGCTCCAGCCCTTGGCTGCGTCTTACCTCTCAACCATCTTGTGATCGTGTGTTCATCCACACCGATATGATTAGCAAATTGACCTTGCGTCATGCCTCGTTTGCTCATATATTCCTTAATTCCTGAAATATAGTCCATGGCTTACCATCCTTCATACTTGATTTAATCAAAAAGTATATTCGGGATTATCTTTGAAGTAATCGTCTGAAGCTTTTTTGGCATCTTCAAAGTTATCAAATCTATCATATTCCTTGTTATACTTTCGGTTGATAATAAAGTTATATTTCCCAGTACTTTCGCAGAGGTATACTCCTCTTGTTCCACATGGCCCATTTGGTCCTGTATCAATTCTATTCCTTGCATTTCCCGAAGCAGTTACAATTCTTAAATTCTCGTTGGTATTATCAAAAGTATCGTGGTTTATATGATCTACAACCAATCCTTTGGGTGCATTTGTAAGAAGCCGATGCAAATAAGGATGTTCAATATCTTTATACTTAACAGATCCAATTCCATATATATGTTTTCCTTTTCCTGTTTTCACAAATTTTCCGGAGTAGTTATCAAGAATTTCTAACTTATTAGTACTTACAAGAAATTCAAGCACCCCTTTCTCAGTGTCAATGAATATTGTCGTTATACTTCCTTTTATTTCGTATCTGTTTCTAATGTCCATTACCTCCTTAAACACTTCTAAAATCGATTTTAAACCCATTCACAGTTAAAACCCTCTAGACTACCAATTCACTCTTACAACGTCTCTACTAGGCTCTCAGGAGGTCGTAGCACCCTTTCATGTTTGCGATGATCATTAAGTTTCTTTATCACAAACTCAGTAGAGATAACCGCGATCCCTTTTTTCTTGTTGTATTTCGCTTGTTCTAGCAATTCCTCTAAAGGAGTCATGCAATCACCATACCTTCTGATAGAATTTTGCGATCCCACTTCTCATATAATCCAGCTCTTTTTCCTTCCGACGTTTTTCCTTCTCCATCTTTCTCTTCCAAACTGTGAATTGATAGGCTGTCATGCACCGACCTCCTCCAACGTGATTATGATAAATGGGTGTTTGCTGTTCTCGCCCTTTGTAATCCGAAGCTCACGCACATATTCGAAATTGTCGTCTACTAGCACTCCAGCCTTTACTAATCCATCTTGAAGCATTTTAGCCGATGCAGCATAGTTGTCGGGATCTCGTCTTCTCTTGTCTGGGAAGTGAAACTCATACGTCATGTTTACACATTCGACGGGCCTTATACCTTGCTCTCTCACGATTATTGCTATGATATGCTCCCACTCTTTCTTTTCTGCTGCTATCTGCCTAAAGTGCATACGCCGTAGTTCATTTTGTGTTGGCGGGATATTGTTAATCTTGATTGTCTGCAATCTCTCACTCCCTCTCTGCGATAATAACAACGTCTCTAACATGCTTATCCAGCTTTTTCTTCATGTGCTCCGCTTCGATGAAGGGCATCCGGCGTTGACAAGTAAAGCTTCCTACTTTTAGTCGATAGGCTATCATTGTGATTCCTCCTTGATTAACAGATGATCGTAGTTGTACTTGTTCCCCACTACAACAAAAATATCAGGTTGGAAATTCGACCAAGCGCTTTTTGTTCCAGTTGCATGCCACCCAGTATGAGCCCACTCGATTACAAAGTTCACCCCATCTTTCTGCACGATGTCTCCCTCGTATATCTCCACTCCGTTAGAATCCTTTAGGCCGGTGTATTGCATGATTTCGCAGCGATCAGTTACATTCATTCCGTTCACATACATCTGCCCGTTTTCTCCTTCAAATCTCCATCCACGAGACCATGGACTAAAGAATCGCTTATCTTCTTTATGCCAATAACGAAACTTAATCTCTCTCATGATGCGTCGTCACCGCCCACGTAATAGCTTTTATACGATTGCTTCTGTCTCTTCTTCTCTTCTAGCGATATAACTGGCTTACCTGACCGTGTAGCCTTCATAATCGGGTTATGGCTAACTCTTTCACTTGGTCTGTTTGATTTCATTCGTATCATCTCCTCTATCTCATATTTCACCCTATTCGACCCTGTTCGGCCTACACTTCGTTAAGCGGATTCGGTCGCTTCGGTGGCGCTATTCGCAAGAGCTAAGATCCTAAACCCTACAGACCACGTTGCATCCTTTGCGAACACCGTTTCGACATCTTCGTTCATGTCTTTTTCGATAAAATCGCTCAACTCATTCCAAGCTTCAAAAAATTTGTGTGCTATGAAAGGAGTTCCTAAGACGAAATGGTATTTTTGGTACGTTAAAAATCGACCTTCCTTGTCAGTGATAAGAAGTTCCGCTGTATCACAATACCTGCGAAGGCTTACCAAGCTCTCTCTTTTGCCACTTTCATTCCTTCTCTGCCCATCCAGCACTAGATCATTACCTGAGTATCCCAATGGTGCTACGCTTGTTATCCGTCCTCCTGTGATTACCTCTACTCCGTTAACGAAATCTGTGATTGTTAACTGTTTCATCCCTATCACTCCTCATCTCATATTCCACCCTATTCGGCTGCCTTTTCCCGTTTTGAGTTGCGGTATTTGTTCATGATCTCGAAATGGAGCTCAACAACCTGTTCCGCATCTCTTAATGTGTCGTACTCCACTGCGATCTTTTCATCCACCCAAAGGAATGTTTCCCATGCTTTCGTTTCGAAGTCAGCATTTGCGTATGTCCTCCACGCACTCGATATCCTCGCTCTGTCATCAATACGAGTGTGAATCCCTGTGTTGATATCACTTTCTTTGTAGCTCATCCCTATCACTCCTCATCTCATATTCCACTTGCTCTGATTACCTGTTCCAACTCACCTGGATGCTCCTCTAAGCCAAATGCTTCTCTTCCTCGCTGCATCCATTCGTCAAAGTCTTTGTCGAATAATTCATAATCATCTGATTTTTTCATGCAGATACCTTCTTCCCGATCTTCTCAGCAAGGTATTTTTGTCCGTCTTCCGTTTCGTTAAGCCACGTCAGTAGCTTTTTAGTACTCCTGAGTGAAGTAGCTACGCCTAATCGTTTCATTCCCGTAACACTCACATCTATGCGGTGACTCCGATCACCATCAATGACCTTAACTTCCCAAAATCTAACTCCATACAGCGAAGATTGAAATAACACTTCAGCGACCATTAAGCTTCCTCCTCCGTCTTGTCATCCGATTCACGTTCATCTTCACAATGGCAATCATCTTCAAACACTCCGCATGCGTTGCAAAACTTTTTGATATTGAATTTTGTCACTATGCTTCCTCCCTCAACCTGTAATTCAATTCCCTGCCGCCCTCAATCACAACGCAAAAGTCGCGACACATTTCGTATATCCTCGATCCGATCGCCATATCGAAAGCGCACATTGCGTCAATGTCGAACTCGGACGATATGATTATTGGTAAGTTGTTCATATAGCGATAGTTGATAATGGCGAATGTCTGCTCAATTTGGAAGTCCGTCGGCTCTTTACGCCCCTTCCACATATCGTCGATGTACAGTATCGGAATCCGCTGAAGCAATCCCACTCGTTCCTCAAGCTCGTTAAGGTTGGCTTTAAGCTCGTTGAACCCTTCCACCCACGGGAAGTATATGAGACCTTCGCCGTTCCTTATCAAATGGTTACAGACCGCCATACAAAGGTGTGTCTTTCCGCTGCCTGGTATACCCAGCAACGCCATCCCGTTTTGGCGGTTGCTACGGATCTCTGCAAACTTCTTTGCATACGTTCCGGCTGACTTCCATGCGTTGTAAACCTGATCAGACATTCCCTCTTGCATGAAGTTTTTGAACAGCTTGGATTTGAATTCCTCCGTAATCTTACTTTGCTTCATAATGCGAGCTGCCTTATTCCTATCTTGGCAGTCCGAGCATATCCTCCAGCGTTCGCCATCCTCTGATTTAACGATATAGCCACCTTCATCATTGCAAATCCGACAAGTCGGTTGATGCGGACTTATGGGGGCTGTTGCCGATCCACCCTGTTCGGCCTTTAACAATCGATTCGCCTCCGCTCGCTTTCGGATAGCTTCCAAGTCGAATCCCTTGAGTGCCTGTCCTATGCTCTCCATTGTTGTTCCCCCCCACTGCGATAAATTTGTAATCCTTATATCTTTCCTCGTTTAAAAAGGTCTTTGGATGCTTAATGTATTGTTGCTCGGTTTTTTTCTTCTGGCATTCGGCTGAGTAATTCATAGCACATTGGATAATGAATGAAGACTGTTCACCTGCTTTAAGAACCTTTTGCCAAGTTTTAAAACAATCAGCCTTTTCGATTTTCCGAGGATACACATTCCAGAATTCATCGAATTCGGGTGTATATGTTTTCTTTGTTTTCTTTGTATCATCATTGTTACTACCTTGTTCTTGTGTGGTTGGATGCTGGTTAGCTGCTGGTTGGCTGCTGGTTGATTCTCCGTTGCTCTGCTGGTTACCAGTTCCTGACTCCCCTTGATCTGACTGGCTTTGTTGATGGTTGCTCTGCTGGTTGTACTTTTCGTAGTTTTTAACGCGATAAAGCGAAAACTTTGGAAACTTCTGAATCGGTTCTACCATTCCGTCAGAAACCAGCTTCTTGAATAAAGTCCTCAACCTTTGCTCGCTTATGCCTAACCTTTTGCTCCAGCTTATCCGGCCAAAGATGAATTGCCCTCGTTCTACCGTTACTAACTTGCCTTCTAGCATTGTCTTTTCAGGATCACTGGAGTACCTGGCTCGCAGAAGGATTTCAAACCACACCTTGAAATACTCTGCATCTTGGTATATCCAATGACTTTCAATTTCACGGTCTATACCAATGAACGCCAACTCCGTCACTCCCTCAGTTTATTGACTGTGACCCCGAATATTTTAAAAAGGTCCGTTCGGATAACAGTTGGATCATTTACGATTTCAGATCCTGTGTACCTCAAGATGATGTAACCTTCCTTTTGAAACTCTCGATCACGCTTTTTATCCCTAGCCGCTTGAGATTTTGTCTTCTCGTGAAACTCGTGACCATCGCACTCTATTGCTACTTTTTTATCTGGTCCAGTTACAACAACGTCTGCTTTATAAGGGCCAACAGGATATTGTGACATTATTTTGTATGTGATTTCTCCTGCGGTATCTCTAAATTTCAAAGCTTCTAGTGCAGCTATCCTTTCGATTGGCGACTCTATATTTCTCTCAATTGCATTTATCGTCTCGTATAAGTGATCTGTCACCCGAGTAATGAAAACTCGTCTCCAGTATTCGTAATCTTTAGTCACTCTTACACCACCATGCCTTCACGTTCTAATTTCTCAGCTATGGCCTTCTCAATCCATTCGTGTTTTGTCAGACCGGTATAAGCTGCACTAGCTTTAATCTCGCGGTTGATTTCTTCAACCAATCGAATTTGAAATGGAACAACTTTAGACATATCTATCAACCTCCTGTTTGTTATTTATATATCAAGTATATCACGTTACCGTTAGATTTGTAACGTTATCGATAGAATTAGTCTCATAACGTTTACTTTTCACTCGGTATGGTTATGATAAAAATGGGTGATGATTATGCCAATTAAAAGTAAATTACATATTCTAATGGGCGAACATAAGATTCGTAGCATTAATAAACTAGCAATTATGACTGAGGTGAGCGCTCCAGCGCTGCATCGTCTTTACGATGGATCGAACGTCCGTATCGACTATTCAACGCTGGAATCTCTATGCAAGCACTTCAACTGCTCTATTGGAGATATCATTGAATATGTGCCGGATGAGAAGGATTAGGCGTTCCTCTTAGGTGTATACTTCTTGCATGAGGTTACGCCGATCCCTTTCTTTGCTACGTAGTCATTAACAGTTGCTCCACAATCAGGGACAAACCATTCTCGTTTGCATGAATCGCATAAACTAATTAATTCCACCGTATGTCCTCCTCATATTTGAATCAGAATTTGTTATGCCTCACATACCACCATATTTGCGATACCATCGCTCAGCGTCCCAGTTTCTTATGCGTAGCTTGAGCGCTTTGATATGAGCGGTTACTTTGTCTCGTATAGTGAATTTGGCGTATCCCAGTTCGCCGGACTCGTTATGATGGCTCATGGTATATATCCTCCTGCTCTAGTGCGTAAGGGTCCAAGTACTTGCCGGTATACGTATAGGCCGCTTGCAATTTCATTTTCCGATGCTTGGCATCCGTCATAAGGCGAACAACTACCTCAGGCGACTCCATAACAGGGTAAGCCACCGCGCCGCACACTACATTTGTTTTACCTTTGTCTGTATAGACTGCTCTTATTTGATCTGCTTCAAGGTATACAGGGCCATCTGTGATAATGGCGGTCAGTTTAATCATTGGTATCCTCCTAGCGCTAATCTAGCTGTATCTTTTAACGTTTGTACGTGAACGAGTGCATTGCCTAATTTGAAGTCTCTAATTGCTTCTAGAGCATTTCGTAGGTCGTCACGTTCCTTCTCCACCTGATCAAGCTTGTTAAGTAGAAGCTGCACTCTTTTGATCCATACCCCACATTCATCAACCGAGAATGGTACAGGAATAATGCATCCGGGCTTAACTAACTCACGAATATCATCAATCTCAATCATTGGTATCCTCCTCACATAGGGCTAATAGGGTGGCTAGGCATGTAGCATGAGGGGCGCTACTTTCACCCATAGAACCAGCTGTCCCGAATTCAGCCACCCAAACATTAAGACCCATAGCTTCGAGTTTAAAATCCCATCCGCGCTGTTGCATCTCTTCTACCACTAGGCGCATACCTTCCCATGTGGTGGAGTATTGCGGCAATTCAAACCACACTCCTCGTTCGGAATTATCTTTAATCCAGTTATGGCCCCAACTTTCAAGCCACGTCCAATTCCCTGTTATATCTCCAAATAGTTTAATTCGAATGATCTTATCCAACTCTCTACCAGGCTGCATATTCTCAATCATTTGTTTGTTCCTCCTCGATCCATCTGACAACGCTACCTATCTTTTTAAGCTGTTCATTATCATAGGCATTAAGCCAAAACGATCCTTTGCCATCGGTCATTTCATAGTGTCCTTTAGAATTCTTTTTTACGAAAATACCTTTTCTACGCGGGTTATCAAGACTTGCATGTCCGTTTTCGATTACGTCACCGAATTTGAATTTATGCATCTGTATCCTCCTCAATCTCATGCCTGTGCTGTCGTATAGGATTATTCTGTAGGGCATTGGAGAGTGGAGAGGACTTGCCGCGCTCTCTTTCCAGCGTCTCCGTATACTTCAGGCGTTCTTGGATATGGGTAATCAGGATCATTAGGGTCAACCCAATCACATGAATAACGAATAGTCGGTGCATACCATTCCAATGCGGTCTTCATGGCGGCGTGTTCGGCGCGAAGTCTTTTTAATTCCTCGAATTGAGAATCTATAATATCGATGTATTCATCTTTTGTATGGGTTCCCCACGATTGCATGTATGGGATATTTTCAGATAGCAAAGAGTCTACTACTTCTTTGAATTGCGACGGCTGCATAGCATCGTACAATCCTACAGATAAGTACAATTCGTGATCCTTGATCAACGCCTCTTTGATCTCGGCTATCTTGTTATCCATTGGCATTGTCCTCCTTTTCTGTAGGGCATTGGAGGGACGATAAGACCTTTCGCGCATGGATTACTCCGCCAAGTAAAGTTAAATTTGATCTCCCATCATAAGCAATTTCCTCCAAGGCTTCCTTCATGGCGGTGTGTTCGGATAGGAGTCGCTCATTTTCTTTGGTCAGAGCTTCTTCAGCACATAACGGGCAAGTGTTTTCTCCTGTTTCGAGTCCGTTTGCATCCACATCAACATGGCAAGCGTCATAAGCGAAACCACAATCAGGACATTCCCACATGTTGTTGTTAGATTTTTTTGCTTTCTCAAGCTCGTCGAGTAGGTAGCTTATATAGGTTGGGGCGTTGCCTATGAGGTGGGCATCGGCTTCATGGTTGAAATTATTTAAGTTGTATGACCCAAATGTGGCTGCTATATTTTTTATAAATTTCCCTTCTGCATTATACGACTCAATAAGTACACCACCGTCACCATCCCATTTACCTTGTGTAGCCTTGCTCAACGCCTCTTTGATCTCGGCTATCTTGTTATTCATTGGCTTTTTCCTCCAAATGTCGTCTAAAGTCAGAGAGCCATGTGCGGCCCTCTGCTGTGGTATCGCATGCCGTGTGGCATTTATTGCAAAGGTGTGCGAGATCCGTCACCGTCGTGCATACCTCTATGCGCCATCTCCGTACCAAGTGTGCTGCTTCGGTTGCTAGGGCGTAGTGGCAACGTTCGCAGATGCCGTTAGATCGCTCTCTAAGATGTCTGCGTACTTTCGTGGATATTGAGCCGCGCTGTTTAGCTGTGGGCTTATTTCGACCGTATGAGGGCTTAGGACACGGGCTGAATGGTAGAGCCATGTATTAGCCTCCTATGCTGACTTCTTGTGTCCGTCCAAGAACTTAATCAAATCGTTGACCTTAATCGCTGGAAGATCATTCAGGCTAGTAAGTTCAAGACCGAGATAAGCATTAATTTCGCTCATTCCGTCAAATCCAGCATATTTCCGTTTCATTGCAAGGAGTTTAACTTGATTCTCGGATGCTAACTTCACACTCATATCTGTAGTAGTTTGAGATTGACCAGTAGGCTGTTGCGTTTGCTGTTTAGTAGTTTGGTTCGTTTGGTTGCTATGATTGTTCTGCGAGCCTTGTGGAGCTTGTGAAGACTTTTCTTCTTGCTGCGTATATTTGGTTCTGTCTTTTTCGAAGTAAACGTCTGCTGCAAAGCCGAGAGACTTACAAGCAACGCTGATAGCGTCTGTATATGCCATCTTGAAGCACTCGTCACTCGTATATAGTCCGCTTCTCTCTAGCGTTACAAATGAGCTTCCTCCCATGCCTGGGATTGGATAAGACCATTCACCGTCTACCTTCACGTACAGATTAATATCAACGAAGCACACAATTTCATCTCCACCACCATGTTCTAAGCGCTTTTCCGTGATCTCTGTACGCCATCCTATACCGCATGGACCGTAGACCTCAGTGAGCATCTTAATCCGCCACATTGGGTTGATGTCGCTCATGCCCTTGAGTCGTCCGCCCGTGATCGCCTTCAAAGCTTCAGGAGGTACGCTTCTAACCTGCTCGTACACCTTCATGTTTTCATTCATCTTCTGCCACCTCTTCGTATGTGGCTCTAACAAGCTTCACAACGTAATCTTCTGGATTCTTAGGCTTATAATGGCCGTTTATCCATGCATCAAAATGATCTTTATCGTTAAACCTTGCTGCTGATCGAATAGACTTTGCAGGCTCGTATCTATAGTTAACTGGTGTTCCATTCAAATGCTTCATAATGTAAAATTGGGCCGTTTCCATTGACGTTTCCCACCTTCGCTTTTAAAATGGGTACATAATCGTTTTTCTTTACCTGTCGGGCACTGTTAGCGCAGTGCCTTTTTCTTTTGTGCCGGCATCAGTCTATGTGAGTTAAGGAACAACACTCTCGCAATGTGCCGGCTATTTGGTCGGTTGCGCATCTGCTGCGCTAACCAACGATACTGTTCCGTTGTCACACTGTTCGTCACATCCGACGACTCCGCATATTCCGCACTCTTCGACATATTCCTCAACCTCGTTTCCGCAACATTCACAAGCATCATAGGTGTATGCCATACCCCACTGACTACCACCTAATGGGTAATCCATTCCTGCGCGCTTAATTATCGATCTATGACAGCATGGAGAAACTTTGTTCATGCAACTCTTTCCTTTCTTTGCTCGTATTTGAGCTTGTTCATCTCTCCAGCGTAGTAACAGTTGTCTTCGAATAGCGCTTTAGCTGTCTTGTTATCCAATGGTTCACCGTCTTGGAGGAGAAACCATATGTCGTCTAACTGCTTGTCCGATAGGGTTGGCTTGGTCATTTCTCTTCTCCTCTCAAATATCTCTGAATGGATGTAAAAATTCTTTTTCGTCGCTTTTGCCTTTATCATCTGGATGGCATAGTACATGCCGCCATCTGCTTCCAAACATGGGATCAACAGTACATACACGACCTACAACGGGCACAACGCCTAGCACGGTATGAAGCTCATCAGAGGTAGAATTTATAAATGATGCATACTGATAACCTGTCACGCTGCTTCATCCTCTCTCTTAACCAAGTCAATCACCGTATCAGGGTAAATGTCGTCGATGTACTCCACCATCGTGTCAGAGGCTTCTGTAAGCTGTGGGAGCTTGTACTTCAACCAGTTCATCACGCCTTCCATGTCCCATTTACCTTTAATGTTGCTGTTTAGTAGGACTTGGAGATGTTCGCGTATTTCTTGTGCCTCGCAAGGCTTGTCAGGGTGTGGGATGGATGTCATGCGTTAACCCCCTCAATTTTGATGTTGAGTGCTTCTAAGCATTCGTAAACTCCCAAGCGATACCCATAGTGCATATCTGTTTCATTTGCGTATTTTCTATACAGCGCTTTTACTTTTTCCTCCGGCGTTTCTTCAACCTCGTAGCCGTTGACAAGGGCTTTCATGATGTGGGTGTAGCCTTTTTCATGTTCTTCATCTAACCAATCAGTAGTGTTAGCAGTGATATAATTGATGATCACATTCATAGAAGGAGAATAAGTACCTTCTCTTTTGTACGCCTCACCAACGATGTAGAAATCAGTCAATCCAGCCATACGAACAATTCCAATTGCCTCTGCCACCTCACGCGGCAACTTCACTTTCTCACTCATTTCATCGCTCCTCTCAAATAAGAATCAAATCGCTTCTGCTGCTCCGTGTACCAGTACTCTGGGTGATTCGGATTGCGGACAATGGTGACGGGATGCGGTCGTTCAACGATCCTATGCAACATGCTTTTCATCCTCCTTCGTATGAATGGCTATGAGACTGTCTAGAAGGGCTAATAGGTCGTCTGCGTTGTCGTCGATGTATTCATGCAGTACATTGTCTTTGCGGCTTTCTGAGAGGGTGTATCGTTCGGATAAGAGGCGTTGTAGTAGGGTTTTCATGGCTATGCCTCCTCAAGCGGTTTGTAGTAAGATGAAACTTTATCCTTCATGACAACATGATTAGGTTCAAAATCTCCATCCAACACAAGATGATCGCTTCCAACACGGTTAATTGTGACTATAGAACCGTCATACACTTTTTTTAATCGTTGTCCTTGCTGGTACATCCCCGTTCCTCCTTCAGCTTCTTCTTCATTTCCTCTATCTGTGCTTCCAATTGCTCGATTAGCTTCTCGGTTAGCTTCATCTGCTCATTCACTAGCGGACCGTCATGCACGAAGTAATTGAGCGCAAGTTTCTTCTTGCCTTCCTCGCTCTGACAATGTTCTATTCGCATTAGGGTGAAGTTGTGGGATAAGTAGGCTACCTTCATGCGCCTTTCTTCCTGTGCTTATGTTTGTCTTTGTTGGCTTCTACCTCTTTTGCGTAACGTTCCAATACCTCGCGGGGGAAGATGGATAGGCTTATGATGACTTTTTCCATGGTTAGGGCCTCCTTATGCTATTTTTCCGTTTTCAGTAAGTAACTTATGGATGTATGCCATTCCTTTAGGTGTTACCAACGTTTGCGTTTTGTTCTCGATTCCGCTCGTTAAATGAGTTATGCTATATTGCCGAACATCGAAGTAACCGCGATCTAGGTATTCTTGATATGGCATGTTGTTGGTACGGAGAACTTTCATTTCCCTCAGGAAGTCGAATAGCTTGTTCCGGCCGTATCCGATCGTTTTCGAAACACGCTCCATCGTGAAATTGTTCTTTGCATTCATCGCGGTATCGTAAAGTGCAACTTTAGGTGCTTGGAGGTACAACTGCTCGTCACGTTCACGATTAAGCGCCATAAGAGCTTGCCGCTGACGTTCTTCATCAATCCACTTCTGAGCCCGATCAATCGGATCGTCGATCATATATGAAGGGCGGTCAATGCTGTATGAACCCGTTTTTCGTATGGATGGTATAACATCGCTTGTAATCCATTTGCGGAATGCCCTTGCCTCCGGTTTGCGGCTTTCTAGAATCACATCATATAGGCCATCTTCGCTGATAAGTGTCGTGTCCTGCATGCGTCCTAGGGTGTCAGGGATGGGGTGACTTGAAATCACGTCATCGGATAACCTTCTTTTTATGCCAGCCACTTGATCGATGTCCAAAACTTCGCAAACGTCTTTCAATATGAACCAAGGTTCGCCGTCCTTTTCGATGACGCGCAGTTCCTTTTCTCCAAAGTTGAACAGTTTCATTGATATTCCACCTTTCTGATTGGGATTTAGTGGTGTAAACTATCTATTAGCTAAGCAGTCTGTTTGTCCGGTCGCGTTTCGTGATCATTATGGGCAAAAAAAAGCTCATCGACTGTTACACCATAGAAATTAGATAGCTTCATTGCTAGTTCTTTCCGTGGGAATCTGTGACCAGTTTCAATCATGGCGTATGTGCTGTAAGGAATATCCAGTTCCTTAGCAACTTCTCGTAGGGAACGGGTTCCCCGCAGTTCTGCCATCTTCGTGTTCTTCATTGTCTCACTCCTTTCTTCACATATCGTGACCGCCTATTAACAATATACACTCACGATATGTGATCGTCAAGACTTATTTTCACAAATTGTGATCACAGATTCAATGTTCACGTAATGTGATATACTTTTAATTAGAAGGAGGTATTGTTACATGGCTTCTTTAGGTTCTAGAATTGCTTATTTAAGAAATAAAAAAGGAATATCTCAAGAGGAATTTTCGAAGGTATTAAAGATTGGTAAGAGTACTTTAGGTATGTATGAAACAGACAAGCGAGAACCTTCTCATGAAATGGCAGCTAAGATTGCAAAAGAATTTGATGTCACATTAGATTGGTTGTTGACTGGAAACGAAAAAGAGAGCGAATACACGCTCCCTGAAAGTGAATATGAACGTGTAATTAGAGAGGCAGAAGCACATTACGGGGTTAATCTGAGGGACAATACTGTTGTGAATGCGACTCTTCGGGAGTTGATTCTGGGGATCGCAAAATCAATGAAATCCGGCCAATAAGTTCGTTTGCATCAGAATCAATATTAGTAATACTTAATAACTTTGTAGCTATTTCCTGTAATTCCTGATCCATTCGCACAACCCCTTATCTTTTGTAACAGCCGCTTTATAGTAGATTAATGATAGCATATCGACTGAAAAATAGGAACGGCTGTTCGTATCTTTGTTCTCAAAACTGAAAAGGTGGCACGGATATGGAGCCTGTACCCGTCCGCTGCCGAATTCCCGAATTGCTTGACCGAATCGGTAAAGACCAGCAGTGGTTAGCTGATGTTACCGACAAGGGCCCGCAAAAGATATCCGATTATTGCAATTTGAGAACGGTTATGAACCTCCGCACTGCAAAGCTAATGGCTCATTACCTAAATTGCAAAATTGACAATATCTACGAATGGGAGTGGCAGCAGAAGTAGCTTAGCTACTTCATAAGACGGTTACACTTTTTCGTGTAAAACAGGTAAAAAATATCGACATTGGAAACGTTTACACCGACATTGTACGCCACATCACGTTAATAATCAATCGATTCCATGTCATATATTCATTGTAAACTCATAATTCTCATTTTGTCTGTCGAATTAAGTCGAAGGTAAATTACCGTTCGTGTTACGTCAACGGTCGATATTTAGTAATCATTTCCTTTAGAGTGATCAACTGCCTCCTAGAAACCTCATAAGTCGATCCATCAACGGATACTTCGTTCCCTTCTAGCGACTTTATTCGACAAACGTTTATAACGTTGTTCTTGTCGATCTGCAGAAAACCCATCGGATGCATGATATCTCCTATCTGCTCAATCGTTGATGGTACATAAAACTCCCCACTCTCAGCGGTAACAAGAATTTTGCGTGTCTTAACATTCTTGTGGATACAGAATATATTACCAACTTCTAGCATCAGCATATTATTGTCTTTATCAAACACCGGCATAGGCATAATAAGCCCTCCTTTTCTGCTCATTATTTCCATTTGTATGCCGATAAAATACATATAAATTACAGAGGATGGTGTTGGATGAAAGTTATCACTTTAGTAACATTAGCTGTTTTACTATCTTCCTGTAGTTCAAGCGTAGATAGTGACACAACAGGAAGCGCAAGTCCAATTGGAGATGGTTGCCCGTCAGGGTATCCAATCAAAGGAAATGCCACATCAAAAACGGGTGAATTAATCTACCATGTGCCTAGTGGCAATTATTATGATAGAACCGATCCTGAGGAATGCTTTTCTAATGAAACCGCTGCTGAGGATGCCGGTTATAGAAAGTCCAAACGATAAGGATGAGGTGTTATATATTGTATAAATTATATTTTCTATGCATCCTCAGTTTTATTTTAATGATTACAGGATGTTCAACGGAATCTCCTCCTCCAGAAGCTACCGAAGAACCAATAAAAATTGAACATAAATATTTTTCAATAGGGGAGCTTGTCGAAGGAATTGGTTTCAATTACATGATAAATAGTGTAAAGGTCAACAAAGACATACCTGCATTAGATGGTCATAATTGGGTTGTTATTGATGTCACGTTCGATGATACAACTGGACAAGAAGATGAATACACCGATTATGCGTCTATGTACGGAGATTTCGTTTTAATAGATGACGAACATAATATCTATGAACCGTACAATAGACAACAAAAGACAGAGTTTTACGGATCTACACGTGATTATGTATTATACTTGGTGCCACAGTCAAAAAGTGAGTTCATGCTTTTTGAGATAGGTTATTTTTTCGAAAGCTGGTCTAACTTTAATGACGAATCAAGAAATATAGTTAATATTAAATTTTAGATAATGGAGGGTAACATGAATAAATACTGGTCTGCAATAATTTGTGTTTTCCTAATATGTTCAACAGTACTAGTGTCGGTTTACTATATTGTAGATACCAACAAATATCAATTTGCTAACCATGGAGAAAATGATATCTTATTAAAATACAATAAAAAGACTGACGAAACGTGGTCTTATAGTTTATCTAAAGGTTGGATGAAGATTGAGTAGTAGAAAAACATAAGCCCCCTCTAGGGGCTTTTCTTATAAGGAGGAACATATGAACAGAGCAGCCATATATATTCGCGTATCGAGCCGTATGCAGGCCGATGAGGGCTTTTCGATGGAAGCCCAGCATGACATATTGATGGAGTTGGTGAACAAGAAAGGTTTGCAGCTCTACCGCGTATACTCCGATCCGGCAGTAAGCGGTAAGACTTTTAAGCGTCCAGGCGTTCAAGCGATGGTAGATGATATGAAGGCCGGTAGATTCGATACCGTTGTTATCCACAAATTAGACAGGTTATCCCGTAACCAAGGTGACTTATACAATTTCCTTCAGCTCATTAACAAACTTGACGTTCGATTAATAATCGCAGCTCAAGGTTCAGAGGAAATCGATACACGGTCCCCAATGGGCAAAGCATTCCTCATGTTCTCAGGGATATGGGCAGAGGTCTACCTCGACAACTTGCGTGAGGAGACGCTCAAGGGGCTCATTAAGAAGGCTCAGAAGGGCGGAAGGTATGGAAGCCGCCCCCTACTCGGCTACACGTTTAACGACGATATGGAGCTTGTTATAAAGGAAGATGAAGCTGAGTTGGTTCGTGAGGTATATAGGCTGTTCTTGGCTGGCTGGGGGAAAATGAAGATTGCCCGGCACATGAACGAAAAGTCGAAGGGAAAAGAAGGTGGCTTGTGGGATGCAGATAAGATCGATAAGGTCGTCACGAATCCACGGTATGCCGGATACAACCATTTCAAGCCCAAAACGTGGTCTGAGGATCGGCGCATCATAACCGAGGGAACACATCAGCCAATCGTATCTAAAGAAGATTTCGAAGCTGCTAAAAAGATTGTGAAGCGGCGCTTCAATTCCGAAATGAGTCGCAATTCTTATCTATACGCCTATAGCGGCATTATCAAATGTGGACTGTGCGGAGCGAATTTCAATGGAACAGCAACGACCGTCAACCGATCATATGGAATTGCGAAATATAAGAATTACGTTTGTCATAAGAATATTCATCACAAGCTATGTACGGCCCCTAAAATATCTGAAAAGAATCTCAACGAGTTGATCCTATCGCAAGTTATTTTTGAAGGTGGAGCGATCCAACCGAAAGTTTCTAAGAAGCGACCGAAAGTTGATATCCAGAAGGAAGTTGAAACGTCGAACCGGCGTAAAAAGAATTGGATGCTGGCGCTCGGTGACGGAAATTTAACATCGAAGGATTATGCAGCGTTAATTGAGGATGAAGAGGTGCGCATGGCGGGCGTGTTCGCTCTCATTGCACCGCTTGAGGTGGAAGAGAAAGAGTTCTCGCCTGAGGAGCTTCTACAACTTGTTACGGATCTTAAAAATAACTGGGAGCTTATATCGGAGGAAATGCAAAAAGAAATGGTTCAATCCATGTTCAAGAGTATTACGATTCACCATGATGGCCATCGATGGATAATCGATGAATTGAAGACGGTATAA